TCTTTGCCGAGCGCGAGGCAATGTGCGACATCGTTGATTACGAACTGGACAGCAACGGCCACGCCGAAGCAATCAAGATTGCCATCCGAGCAAGGGGTAACACATGAAGATAGCTTCAATTTTCACAGACGAAGAACTGGCTCTGATTGATTCAGGCAAGTACACGCCGGGACGAGCGGTGCTGGACGCAAAACTTGATTTGGCTGTTGCAATGGAACGTGAGGCGTGTGCAAAGGTGTGTGATGACCTTCATCCCGGACTGGCAACAAAACGAGCTGCTGAACTTATTCGAGCAAGGGGGAACACATGACTGAACTTCAAAACCTTATCTCGCTGGCTCAAAGCACGTTTGTTGGGGTCAGCATTGATTCGGCAAAGCCTAGCAAGCACTTTGCATTTCCCCCATATCGGTTGGAGCCAATGCACCCCAACCACTCTGAAGGTTTGCAGTGCGTCATGAATGCCAACGGGTTTAACTGCCTGACCTTTGAAGACAGCCCCGGTGCGGTGTTTGCGCCAAATAACCCTCAATAATTGTCGGTCTTTATTTTTTTGTTTGCACGCCAACATTTTGTTGGCATAATCGGGGTGTCTGTTTAGACACATCGCAACAACCAACCACTTCAGGAGTTACCCCCGTGATTGAAGATCTCACCCCCGCAGACATTGCGGATTCCGGCGCTCAGACAGCACTCGTGCCAGTCGAACAGCGCGCCGCCCTCGCCCTCGCGAGCACTAAGACCGAAGAGCGCCTCCTGGTTCTCGCGACCAAGCACAAGTCCATCACGCTGGTCAAGGACAAGGCTGGCCGCGAGCAGGCGCACAACGCCGCCATGGAGCTGCTCAAGGCGCGCACCGCCATCGAGAAAGTCTCCAAGACTGCGCGTGACGACGCCACCAAGTTCTCAAAGGCCGTGATCGCCGAAGAAAACCGGTTGATCGCCATCACGAAGGCAGAAGAGACCCGCCTGTTCGCCGTGCGTGACGCATGGGACGCCGAGCAAGAGCGCATCCGCAAAGAAAAGGCCGAGGCCGAGGAGCGCCGCGTCAGCACTATCCGCTCTGCCGTTGACGGCATCCGCGCCATCCCCGGCAACTTGCTGCGCGCAACATCCGCTCAGCTGACAGAGGCAATTGACAGCCTGCGCCTGCTGGAGATCGACGGCTCGTACGAAGAGTTTGCACCCCACGCCGAGCAGGCCAAGGTCGACTCGCTTGCCAAGCTGGCAGAGCTGCTCACCGCCGCAGATGCTGCTGAGGCGGAGGCTGCGCGCATGGCTGCCGAGCGCGCCGAGCTCGAGCGCGTTGCCGCTGAGCAAGCCGCCCAGGCTGCCGAGCTGGCCCGCCAAGTCCGCGAGCTGCAAGAAGCCAACGCCCGCGCTGCCGCCGAGGTGGCTGCCGCTGCCCAGCGCGCCATCGACGAAGCCAACGCCAAGTCCAAGCGCGAAGCCGAGCAGCGCGAGGTGTTCCTGCGCCAGCAGCAGGACGCATTCGCCGCGGAGAAGGCTGCGGCACAGGCGAAGATGGACGAGCAGCAGCGCGCCCTGGATGAACAGAAGGCCGACATTGCCAAAGAGCTCGCCGACAAAGCTGCAGCCGAAGCAGCAGTTAAGGCCAAGCGCGAAGCCGAAGAAGCCGCCGCCCGCAAGGCCAAAGAAGCCGCCGACCGCAAGGCGCGTGAAGACGAAGCCCTGTCGTTTGCAGCTCGCGTGGTTGCCGTTGTCGCTGAGGCCTTCGAGATTGATCCCGAAGAGGCCGAAGATTACATCCAGCGCGCCGCCGAAACACTGAACGCAAAGGTGGCCGCATGAAACTCTACAACCCATTCAAGCCGCACTTCTGCCAGTTTGGAGATGGCCGCTTTGGCATGCGCAAGCTGAGCTTGGCCAAGGCCGGCTGGGTCTACCTCGACACCTTCGACATGATGTTTTGGACGAACGCCAAGTACACCGGTAGCCGCCACACAGACCTGGCCAATCTCAAGGAACTGGTCGCGAATCACTACGCATCAATCCAGTATGAAAAAGACGCCAAGAAATCCTGGAGAGTTTCATGAGCAACGCACTCGCAATCATTACTGGCGACATTTACGGAGCGCGTGATTCGTTTGACGCGGTTCTCGCAGATCGCTCCATAAACTTTGACCGTGAGGCTGGTTTTGCAATTCAGATTCTCGAGGCAAATGAGTACGCCTTGAAGATGGCCATGAGCAACCGTCAGTCGGTAATCAATGCGGTGACCAATGTCGCCGCCATTGGCATCAGCCTCAACCCCGCAAAGAAGCAGGCCTACTTGGTCCCGCGTGACGGGAAGATCTGTCTTGATTTAAGTTTTATGGGCTTGATCGATCTGGCCGTGGACTGCGGCTCGATCCTGTGGGCTCAGGCCAACCTGGTCTACGCCAGCGAGAACTTCAAGATCAACGGCTTCGACAAGCCACCGATCCATGAGCGCAACCCGCTGGCCAAGGACAAGGGTGAGTTGATCGGCGCGTACGTCGTGGCAAAGACCCGTGACGGTGACTACCTGACCGACGTCATGAGCATCAGCGAGATCTATGACATCCGCGACCGCTCGAGCGCCTGGAAGGCATGGGTCAGCAAGCAGAAGAAGTGCCCCTGGGTCACCGACGAAGGTGAGATGTGCCGCAAGACGGTGGTCAAGCGCGGCTCCAAGTACTGGCCCCGCATCAGCAACGACGACCGCTTCCAGAAGGCGATCCACCACCTGAACACGGATGGCGAAGAAGGCCTGTCCGATCTGCACGCGCCAGCTGCTGGAGCAGCCGCGGGATTCGACCTGTCGGGCTTTATTGCTCAGGCCAATGCTGCCACCACCGAGGCCGATCTAACCAAGGTCTACGCCACCGCCATGGCCGCCGCACTTGCCGCCCAGGACAAGCAAGGCGCCATCACATTCAAAGACGCAGCGATGGCCCGTCGCACCGTGCTGCGCGAACAGAACACAGTCGACATGGAAAGCACCCAATGAAGCGCAACACGCCATTGACGCTTGAGCAAGTGACCGAGCGGCTAATTGTTGACTGCAATGCCGGTCGATGCTTCTGGCGCGATCCGTCAAAGCACCACCCGGATCTGGTTGGCAAGGAAGCAGGGGGGCCGCGAGCTGGCCACTGCAAGGATTACTGGGTAATCAAGATTGGCGGCGTCGCATACAAGCGCGCTCAAATCATTCTGTTCGTTGCAACAGGGGAATGGCCAAGTGACTGTGTTGATCACATCAATGGCAACTCCACTGATGACCGAGCGGTAAATCTGAGACACGCGACACCTACTCAAAACGCATGGAATCACCGGTCACGCGCAAAGCAGTCCAGCCTACCCATGGGAGTTCGACGCACGCGACTTGGTCGATTCCAGGCTCGCATTGGCTACAAGAAGCGACAAATCTCAGTAGGTGTCTTCGACACCGTAGCGGAGGCGCAATCGGCATACATCAACAAACGTAAGGAGCTCTTCAATGATTTTTGTGGAATGTGAGCAGGGCACAGAAGCCTGGCACCAAGCACGAGCCGGCGTCATCACCGCCAGCACCTTCAGCGACGCCCTGGCTGTGCTCAAGCGCAAGTCGGGCGACAAGGAGGCTGGCGACCCAACCGACGCCTCTGACGGCCTGGCCTACGACACCGCCTTTGAGCGGATCAGTGGCGCACCGTACGGCGACACCTTCCAGACCTACGCGATGAAGCGTGGCACTGAGATGGAAGGCTTCGCCCGCATGCGCTACGAGTCGCTCTACGGCGTGATGGTCGATGAGACCGGGATCATCCTCACCGACGACCGACTGTTCGGCTACAGCACGGACGGGTTCGTCGGCACCAAGGGAATGATCGAAGTAAAGACGCCGCAGAACAGCAACAAGATCGTACAGATGATCCGCACCGGCGACGTCTCGGAGTACATCCATCAGATCCAGGGCGGCATGTGGATCTCGGGCCGCGAGTGGTGCGATTTCATCATGTACATCCCGCCCCTTAAGGGCGTGAACAACGACCTGTACGTCAAGCGCATCAAGCGCGACGACAACTTCATCGAAGACATGGAGATTGGCCTGCTGAAGTTCAACAAGCGCGTCGAGGACGCCGTGAAGCTGCTCAGCGCCCCAATGTTCAACCTGGAGGCCATCGCAGCATGAAACATCTTGTCATCCTCCTTCTTCTGGCCCTGGGCATTTACTTCGGCTGGCGCTATGCGCCCGAGGCTGTGCGCAGGGTCATCAGGCAATTCCTCGGCGCTCATCTGCCGTGGGTCGCATTCATCGCGGGGCTGGTATTCCTGGCCCTTGTCGGTGCTTTTCATTCCCATTCATTCAACATTCTGTGAGGTCCACAATGTCCCGTTTGCTTTCCATCTTTGTCGTCTCTGCAGCCATGCTGCTGTCGGCATGCACTCAAATCGACACCGGTAACGTCGGCGTCGAATCCACCATGGGCCAGGTCAAAAAAGAGACCATGGCGCCAGGCATCTACTTCACGCTCTTTAAGCGCGTAACCGAGGTGTCTGCCAAAGAGCTCCCGCTGCAGCTCAATGACCTGAAGCCCCAGACCAAAGACAAGATTACCCTGGCCGACCTGGATGTGGACATCTACGTCCAGATGGACCCCGGCAAGGCTGCCGACATCATGACCCGCTGGCCGGGTGACATGGTTGAGTTCAAAGGCGAGGAAGGCGTACGTCTAGGCAACAACTATGTGACCCGCCAGGCCCGCGAGACCGTCTACAACGTGGTCTCTCAGTTTGGCTCTGACACCGTTCACACCGAGCGCGTGAACATCGCGGCCCGCGTGGTTGAGTCGCTGCAGAAAGACCTGGACGAATCCGCTGGCAAGGGTTGGTACTTCGTGCGCAGCGCCAACGTGCGCAACCTGGTGACCGATCCGGCGCTCGAGGCGGCCATCAAAGAGAACGCCAACCGCAACTTCCAGATTGCATCCAAGCAAAAGGAAGTCGAGCTGGCCAAGGCCGAGGCTGACCGCAAGCGCGTCGAAGCCCAGGGCGACGCCGATGCCATTCGCCTGCGTGCCCAGGCCATCACGACCTCGGGTGGCAAGGAGTACGTCGAGCTTGAGGCCATCAAGAAGTGGGACGGCAAGCTGCCGACCAGCATGACCGGCAACGTCACCCCATTCATTCACGTCAAGTGATCAATCAGGCCCACTTCGACGCTGTGCTGAACAGCTTGGCTCGGGCTGCCAAAGACCCGGGCTGGAAGGCTTGGGCCTGGCACGCCGCCAAAGAGTTCGAAAAGATCAACCCCTATGACCTGCAGGGAATGCAGGAAGCACTAAAGCAGCGAATGACCGCTGAGAAAGCACCACA